GCTCTCGGCGAGCAGCACCCGGACTACGCAACGAGCCTCAACAACCTCGCCGGGCTCTATCGGGCCATGGGGCGCCACACCGAGGCCGAGCCGCTCTACAAGCAGGCCATGGAAATCAAACGCACCGCTCTCGGCGAGCAGCACCCGGGTTTCGCAGTGAGCCTCAACAACCTCGCCCTGCTCTACAACGACATGGGGCGCCACACCGACGCCGAGCCGCTCTACAAGCAGGCCATGGCAATCTGCCGAACTGCCCTCGGCGAGCAGCACCCGCACTATGCCGTCGTACTCAGAGGCCTCGCCGGGCTCTACGACAAAATGGGCCGCGATGCCGACGCCGCTGAGCTGAAGAGGCAGCTCGACTCGCTGTCCGAGTAGCCGTGTCAACTCCCGTCCCCCTACCAGCGCCCGGCCGGACACCGCGGCGCCCGCAGCCGCGTCAGACCCGACCCGCGGCTCGCGTCATCCCTGTGAGGGGGGTGCGCGGGCTTGTTGAACGATGTGCTACCGAGACGCACACAGGTTCCCATCTTCGACCGAAGCCCCGGTCAACGCAGCCAGCGCAGAGCCGCGGCGATCGGCGTCCGCCAACACCCTAACGGCGATGTCGCACGCCTCCTTTGCCGCTTCCCAGCCGGCTCGGTAGTATTCTCCCTTGCCAGCACACGGGTCCTCCTTGTCGGCTGCATAATAGTCCAGGTAGTCCTCTAAACTTCGGAAAACCACAGGGTCATTGTGCGTACTCATGAGTGCCAGCCTTCACATGGTAGTTGCTAAAGAGGCGCGGGCTTATTTTGAGGGCGACCAGGGGAAAGGCGGTCATGCATTCATCCGGCAGGAGGGGGCATACGTTCCAGGTTCTAGCTTTCTGGATTCTTCATTCGTGCCAATATCGGCTCGTGAATGCACTTGTTCCACAGTTTGGCGAACACGTCCAGACACCACGGCAGAAATGACACGGTTGCTCGCAGAATGCCGTCCCCCACCTGCTGCTCGTCCTCCGACAAGTCAGTATCTACCGCAACGTACCAGACCCGCCTGCCCCCGTGCACGATCTGGTTTCGCCACCCCCGCAGTCGCGTGTAATTGGCCCAGAAGTCCTCCGCCCCTTTTTCGCCGGGGGCTCGCGTCAGCATCTTCTTGGCGCTGGCATCGAAGACGGTCTTCCATACCTTGTTCCTGCCACTCCTGTCCCGGGCGTTCTCCTTGAGGTACACGTGCGCCTGTTCGTCTCGATATCGGCATCCTTCGGGCATCGCACCGAGAATCGGCTCCTCTCGCACCCAATCAAGATGCAGCAACCCGTCGTGGAGAAGCTGGTATTCTATCGCTTCACAGAAGGCCACGGCGACCACGAGCGCCAGCTCCGGCCTCTTGTGCTTAACGCAGAACGCGTGCTCGGCCCACAGTTCCTGCGGGGCACACTCAAAAGGCCACGTGCTGCAGCAGCCAGAATCGGTGCCGCATGCGGGGCATGGGCCACCGGGATTGACGTCATCGCCTACGTGCTTGCACTTGCCGCAAAGGCCGTACCTGGGGAACGAAGACACATCCATGGTTCGAGCCTCACAGCTTGCGACCGCAGTCCTGTCCGCCACTCTGCTTCGCAGTTTCATTCGCATTCGCTCGTTTGTCAAGGTGCGACCCCTCCACCTACCAGCGCCCGGCCGGGCACCGCACCGCCCGCAGCCGCGTCAGGTGCTTGAGCGCCGCGAACGGCCACCAGCGGGCTTTCGGGCATCGACACCGCCTGGCCGTGCAGTAATCCGCCGCCCCGGGCCGGCCGAAGGACTCGGGCGCACCGGCCGCCGGGCGCGGGACGCCGTCAGCCGTTGTGATGCGCAGCGTGCACCCGGCGCAGATCGCCCGGCGCCGCTCGCGGGTGGCCTTGCCGACCCAGCCCAGCGCGTGCGTCCCCACGAACGACGTGACGGCCGCGTAGGCCATGACGGCGGCGTGCAGCAGCGTGATGATCGCCGCGATGTCGAGTCGATCACCGCCGGCGAGCGATCGCTGAAACCGGTCGACGAGGGACGTCGGCAATCCGGCGAGCATGACGGCCGCTCGCGTTGTCCGGCGGTAGTGGGCACGCTGCTCGTCGGTCACCGCCTCGACGAGCGCGATCTGGTCGCGCTGGTACCGCTCGACCGCCGCGTCGATGATCTTCGGTTCCGTCGGCCGCTCGCCCGGCTGCCGTCGCCCGGATGCTGTCGACTGCTGTTCCATGTGCTGCTTGATTTCGTCGGTTGTCATGTGTCGATTGTCCCGTCGCAGGTGCCGTGAAAACTCTGGTTCGCCGAGAGCACGATGTCGCCCGTGCAGTCCCATCGATTGCGGCCGCGGGTGTGTGACTCGGGATGCGACTCCCGAGCGGGGACGCGCAGGCCGCCTTCCTCGCCGGGCTCGGCGTACATGCCCTTGGCCATCAGGCAGCACGTCACACGCGTGTAGTAGTCCCATAGATCCTCGCCCATGATGTTGGGCCAGGGCGGATCACTCAGCGGGCCGAGGTGGCCGTGCCACACGAGGTCGAGCGGCGGGACGACCGGGCGATTGTGCCTGTCCCTGTAGTCGATGACGTCGTAGTCCGGGACGACGCGTGCCCACCCGCGGTTCGGCGTGGTCTCGATCGACAACTCCGTCTCGCGGCGTGGGTGGTTCTCGTCGAGATGCCACCGTACGTAAGACGGCGCGGCGCCGGGGAATCGACAGCGCAGCCCCATTTGCATTTCGAGCCGGATGCGCACGGCCGGGTAGAGCGGTCGGTAGATTCGTGGTATTTCCCCTGTCGTTTCAGTGAGGCGACGGATCACTTGGAAGGCCACCTGAAACCGCACCGATTGCAGAACGTAGTCCACGAGGACAGGTGTCCCCAGCTCCCGAAGTCGACCGGTCAGCAGCGCCCCGCCGCCTTCGGCCGTGATTGCGGGACATTTGTCCAAGGGGATCGGGGCATCGTTCGGCGGCCAGAGTCGTTCGAACTGCTCGAGCTGCGAATTGACGTTGACGTAGTCGTTCTGCCCGCGCCGCATGGAATCCACTTCGTCCATGTGCGTGTTGCCTGCCGCACCCCGAGCCCGATCCCGCTCAAGCCACGCCAACACGTCGTTACGCAACTCGATCTCGGCAACCTCGGCGAGCGGGTAGTCATCCTCGTCGGGGACATGGAATTGTGCATTGATCTCGCGCACGTCGAGCCAATCCCACAGGCCGCGATAGCTCCCGACGATATCTGCAATGTAGCCTTCCCAGTAGCCGCCGGTCAGGCTGCACGGACCACTGTGCACATGGCCCGCACACAAGGCCATGGCGTTGTCGGTGCACCCGGAAGGCATATGCGTAACGAGTGCCTCGGTGGTCGTCCTGACCGTCCCCAGGTTGTGCAGATGCGAGCCGCCGAAACTGACCGCGATAGGCCCGAGGGGGTACAGCAATCCGGCACATTGTATGTGCGGCGGCCATCCCGAGCCCTGGTACACGCCGCACGTGGGGAACGGGCGATATTGCAGACCGAGGTCACCGCTACGGCACAGCTCGGGGCAATCGCATATCGTAGACTTGAACAGCTCCTGCCCGCTCGCCGGAACGAAACACTGCGCGAGCTGGTAGGTGGCAAACGGCGATGTGCGCACCGGGCTGTCTGCCCTGATAATCTCGTACTCGCCGGACGCGTTTCGCGACTCAAGCACCGGGTGGGGGCGAATCCATCGCTTGCCGTCGAGCGGGGATACCCAGTCCACATGGGGGACACCCGAATCCTCAACACACGGATGACAGCTCGCATCGCAACCCCAGTATAGAGAGTCGCGATCCTGGCAGATGAACCGCTCGTCATCCGGATCGTAGATGCCGCTGAGACTTCGCGGCTCGCATCGCGGCATCTCAAGTCTCCCCTCCGCACAGCGGCGGCGTGTTTGTGAACATCGCCTCGATCCATATCGGGGCGGGCAGCGCGACGCCGATGGCTACCATGCCGTCCTCGACGAGTTCTGTGGGGTCATTCGTCCCCTGCCGGAAAAAGTAGCCGCGTGACACGACCGGCGGTTGTGCGTAGTCCGGGATCGTGGCGAACCACGGCACAAGGAAACCCTCGGCGTCGCGGGTGAAGCCGAAGCCGTGAAGATGGCGACCGGCCTCCTTGCCCGCATCCTCTCTCGCAAAGTACTCCTGCGGCCGCACGGGTTGCAGCGTGACGGGTGTCACCACGGCGGGATTCCACTCCACGCCGTCGAGCCACCCGCCGTCACACGGGTAGGGCTCGTCACAAGGCGCGTCTTCCAACGGCAGACGACCGAGCCCGGCGACAACGTCAACAACCAGATCGTACGTCCACTGCATGGTCGGCGGGACGTACGTCGGCGACTGTACGTTGAGCTTGTTCACGTGCTCGTGGTGACTGATGTCGATCGTCGGCATATCAGGCGTCCGGGTGATTCGCGTTGAACGGAAAGACCGCTGCTTGCTGAGGCATACCGTTACGCGTGTACAGCGTCTGGATCGGGTACCAAAGCAACGCATACCGGTTTCCGTCGGCATGCGTCAGGATCGGCAGGTACATCGCCGGAGCCCGGATCGCAAGCTGATAGTGCCGTGCCAGTGTCCCCGGCCACACACGCACGGGCACCGGCTCATCGCCGTCGTCGACCATGTCACCGGTCCACGGGCTGCCCGTCGTCTTGGCAAGCTGGGCGAGGATGTGCGTCTCATCCGTGTAGGTGTCCCCGTAGTCCGGCGGTCGGACGCGGCCGAACTCAATAGCGGCCGTCGCCGACGGCGGGATGTCCACGGGATACGTCGGCTGAGGCGCCGCCGCTCGGCGAAGGTTCGCTACCTCTTCCCGCAATTCCGCCAGTTGTCGTGCAACCTCTTGGGTCGTGCTCATAGGGATATCCGTCCGGGATCTATGTGCTTGGTGCGAATGGTGGTCGTAAACCCTTGCTTGCCGAAGCGCCAGGTGCGCGAGGCGACCGGCGCCAGGATCCATTGGACCCGCTGATGTTGCAGGATACCGTCGATCATGTGGCCGGGCGGGTACTCCGGCCGTATACCGTGCCAAGTCACCGTCATGTGCGTTCGCGGCCGCCTGGCGTACGCCTTCAACACGGCAGCGGCGAACCGCAGGCGATCGGTGTCGTCGCGAACAGCCGGGTCGTCGTAGTGATGCCGCGGTCGACCGTCGTCCTGTAGCCCCACCACAGTATTGGGGTCGACGAGCCAGTAGTGAGCGCCGGAGATGCGGCGTACGAGCGTACGGCTTGTCGACCCGGTTTGAGGCAGCGACACGACGACCCGCGGCCTGACGTCAAGCTCGAACGCCAGGGTGACAACCATCTGATTGAAGTCGAACCGGGGTGGTTGGTCGATGACGTCTTCGTCGATATCGTTGATCGCCAGGATGTGATGCGGCGTGCCGCGCATCTCGAAGGTGACGTCTCCCTCGCCGGGAACCAGGCTGATTCCCGCAGGATAGGGCTCGCCGTCACCGTCGACGCCCGGACGGTGAGCCAAGACGAAACGCCACGGATTCACCGGCACGCCCTCTTCATCCAGCACCAACAACAGTGCGAAGGGACGGGCGAACTGCTGCTCCGTCGATTCGGAGACGATGTCGCCGAACTCCTTGATGGGCAGCGTTGTCATCATGCGCCGCCGCTCGTCCATGTACTCGCCGGGCGCATGTCGGTCGCGTCGCCCATCGGCGTCAAACTTCGGCACCAGCGGGATCGAGCCGTCGGTCTCCCAGCCGTCGCGGACGCGGAATGATCGGAAGAGGCGATCGAAGACGCTCGACCGCCGATCCTCCTCTTCGGCCGCCTCGTACGGACCGGCAAGCGACCATGACCACGCCGGATCGATCCTCGGCATGTTCGGCAGCCGGGACGAGAAATCACCGTTGATACGCGTCGTGAACGACGCACAAGTCTGCACCTTTTCGCCCTCGACGATGATCTCGCTGTAGGTCTCGGTGTTGTCGATACCCACGTCTGCACCGCGAACGTTCGAATCGTTGTCCAGACTCAGAAAGGACCACACCGGGTTGGACGGGAACTTCGCGCCTGCTACGTGGGTGATACTATGCGACAGCGAGTAGCAGTAGATGGACACCGCGCCGTCCGGGAAGCCGTTCGTGCCGGTACTCCACTCGATGCGTGCCGACAGCATGGCGCTCGGCGCGATCAGTTGCCGCAGAACCTCCCACACGGAACGGTTGCCTTGCGGGATGACGGACACCCGAGCGTTCAGATAGTTCAGCACGGCAGCCGGGCCGCTCAAATGGAATGACGGGTCACCCCCTGCGTCGGACGTTCGATCCAACGACCGCATCAGCAGATAGTCGATCGCCTGGCGCCACGTCCATGTGTATCGAGCCTCTCGCGCCTCGTCGATGTCGGTCCCGAAGACGTACGTTTGGCCGGCCCCTGTGCCCGTGGCGTGCTTCTCCGCCGAGCGGTTGCCGATCAGTTCACCGCGCGACCCGCCGCCGTTGAAATCCTCGCCCGACGACTCGACAAACCGGACCGCAGACTCGTCCTGGTGCACGGTGTACGTCCCGCCCAACCGACGGCGAGCCAACAGGTACTCCAGCCCGAACGCCGTGAGGTGCTGGTTGCCGTAGCTCGCCATGTTGCCGTCTGCGTTCGTTCGTGCTCCGCCCTGTCTGGTCTGTTCCGCCGGCAGGTAGCCGCACCACAGGGTGTACGGGTCCTGCCCTTCTGTGTGGATCCGCACGCAGATGAAGTGATCGAGTTGTTCGATTGCCCGCACGACGGCGAACGCGGCGACGTCTTGGTGTTTCATGTCACCGTAGGCATAGCGGAACTTCGCCTTGCTCATGTCCGGCATGGCGCCTTCCATGACATCGACGACCTCGAGGTAGGGCACGTAGGTCCAAGACCCGTCCCACCGCTCTTTGACCCACACCGTAGCGTACTGCCGCGGCTCATCGGGCGCGGCAGCAATGCCGCCGGACGGAGCCGACAGCGTGACAGTTGCCCGGTGGCTTACCGGCGGCGCAACGTAGTCAACCGAGCAGACGCCGTCACCGTGGACGCTGTGCGTCGTCATTGGGTAACTCCTTGCTTGAGCGTGACGGCCGGCGGACCGGCGGACTTGACGGGGCAACCGACACTCGTTGAGTTGTCACTCTGCCTGCCGTCGACCGATCGGTGCGTACGTACCACGGCGATGACCGTCCCCGGCTCACCGAGCGGCCCGACGCTGTGCGCGAGCTTGGCCACGCCGTCCTTCCGGTTCATCTCGATCAGGGTCGGCGGATCCTCCAGGTCCGGCGGATTGCCGTCGGTGCTCGACCAGACCGCCCAGCAATCGGCCGCTCGGCCGGCGTCCGCGGCGTAGAAGTAGGCGGCCGTGACGATCGCCGTGCAGTCAGGGCCAGGTGCGATGTCGTAGACCGGTACGGTCGGTCGCAACACGAGCCGACTGCCGTCGGCGTCAAGCTCGATGCGTTGCGTCGGAGCGACCGAGGCCAGCCCGAACTTGTTGCGCCGTACCACGACGATGTGGTGGATACCGGCCCCCGTGAGCGACAACTTGGTCGGCAACGCACCTACAACCTTTGCGGGTGTGCCGGTCAGATCCGGCTCCGCTCCGATCGCGGTGTAGATCTCGTAGCGGCTCAGCCCGACGTGCGACACGCTGCACAGGCCGTCACCGCCGCTTGGGTGTTGCTCCATGACGCGGCACAGGCCGTCACCGCCGGTCTCGCGCTGCAACAGGACGCGGCATACGCCGTCGCCGTGGGTGACGTACGGCCCGCCCAGGACGGCGCTCGCGCCGTCGCCGCCGGCCTCCCGAGCGGCCAGGACCCGACATGCACCGTCACCGTGCATCGCACACTGACCGATCCCCACGCCGCACGCTCCATCACCGCCGGAAGCCGCCTCGGCCAAGACGGCACACGCACCGTCGCCGTGGGTAGCGCCGGCCCCGAAGACGGCGCACACCCCGTCGCCGTGCATCGTGCAGGGGTGGATACCGACGCCGCATGTCCCGTCGCCCTGCATGGCGGCCGCTCCGTAGACGGTGCACAGCGCGTTGCCGTGAACAGCACCCGGCGCCGAGTAGGCGTTGACCGGCGGTACGAAGTCGCCGACCCAACTCGCGCCCCATGTCACACGGAATTGATCGAGGTACCCGTCCCAGGTGGTCAATCCGCTCTGCCCGACCCGCAACCCGCGCCCCACGTAGAGCGGCCGGCCGGACAGATCGACTTGTGTCGGGAACATCCCGCCCTCAAGCGCGGTCGCGGCATACGAGTCGCCGTTGACGTACATCGTCACGATCGCCCCGGATCGCACTACGGCAAGGTGGAACCACTCGGAGCACGCGTCGATCATGGCGCCGGTCGGGTGGTCGAGTACAAACACATCGACGCCGTCGACGCGGTACCGGCAGCGCAACTGCACCCTGTCGCCGGACGACCGAACGACCTCGATTGCCAGGTGATTGTCCGCGTCGGCGTACCAAGCCCACAGCGATCCGCGATCGCCTCGCCGAGCCAGCGCCCACGTGTCCACGGTCCAGTCGCGGCCGCCGAACGCGTAGTCGACGGACGGCTCCACCTCGAGGTACCGACCGGCTCCGTCGCAGTCGAGCGACGCGACGCCGTGCTTGACAACGTCCGTCGACGGCCCGACGTTGCCGTGGTGGTGGATCGTGCAGTCCCCCGAACCGGTCGCCCGATTGATGAACGTGGTTCCTTCGGCGAGCCGATCGAACGTCAGCAACAGCACGCAATCCGCATTGTTGCCGCCGATGTGGTACCAGGTCGTCGGCCAGGCGTTGGACTTCGCGGACACAGGCATCGGGTGCGGGTACGCGACCGGAATGTGCCTGGCGTTCGTCGTGCCGTAGTTGGTCAGCTGATCGCCGACCTCCGACGCGTACCCGTCAAGCATCGGCACGTACAGTGCCAGGTTGTCGGGCCGCACGCCGGACGGTGCTGTACGGGCGGCCAGAGCCGACACGTCGCGCACGTCGAGCGGTGTGTCCCACACGGCCAGCTCGGCCATGTCGCCGCTGTAGTAGTTGACGTTGGGGTTCTCGCGTCGACCGACGACCAGCTTGGTCAGATCGGTCGCAGCCTTGGCCGTCGTGCTTCTGCCGTCCTCGACCCCGTCGACGTACAGCTTGACGTCGGACGTGGAGGTGAAGACGACGCAGACATGGTACCACGTGTCGGTGTCGAGCGATGAGGAGTAGATGCTGTCCGACACGCTCCCGTGGCATGTCATGACGCGGAGTCGATTCGGCGAGGAGTACGCCGCGACCGTCACGAAGTCGGCGTACCCCATGTCCCTTTGCAGCCAGACAATGCGCGGCAGGTCGGTGAACGCGGAGACGTTCACCCACATCGCCAGCGTCGTCCCCATGATCGCCGTAACGGGCGGGGGCTCTTGCTTCAGGAATTGGGAATCAGCGCCGACGAACCGCCGCGACATGCGCTACGTCTCCCGCATTTCGACCGCAATCAGTTGCAGGTCGCCCACCGCCTCGTCGGTCGTTGCGGCTTCGCGCGAAACGCGCAGGACTCCGAGCGAGCCGCCGACGATGCCGTCCATCTCCGAGCCGTTCGCGACAATCAGCGGCGTCTGGAATTCAACCCCGCTGCCGGACGTCGGAACGGCGACGTCGGCTGTCGTCTTCAGGTCGGCGAACGTGTAGTCGTCAATGTCCACGCCGTCGAGCCGCGAGAACTGCGCCCCGAGTTTGACGTTGCCGGTTGCCGCGGCGGCGGTCATCAGCCGGAACGTGAGTGTCACACCGCCGCCGGCGTAGTGCCGCGGCATGCCGAACAGGAAGAGCGTCGCCTCGCCCACGTCGATCGACAGCAGGTCGATTCCGTTTCGACGGCCCATCGGTGCGGCGTTGCTGCTCGGCGGGCTGCTCGCGCGAGCCAGGTGTGTGTACAATGTGTCACCGGACGCCATCACAGCACCCCCTCTCGAAACGCGACAAACGCCAGCTTCTCCAGCACACGCAGCACCTGGACCGTTGTCAGCTTGCTGCGCACGCTCTCAGGAATCGACGCGGCTACCGTGGCGTAGATCCCCGGAAACGCCTCGTCCATCGCCAAGAACGCTGCCTTGAGCTCCTCCCGCGTGACGCCTGTCTGCTCATTGTGTGTGGTTTGATACGCAGCGAAGTCCGCCGCGGCGGTCGCTCGTTGCTCCGGTGTCAACATGGCTGTCTCCTCTATGCGGCGTCAAACGCCAAGCGAAATCCGCTCGCCAAGGCCGGCGTCGTGGTCGCCCCCGGCGGCAACTGACGTCGGAACCACAAGCCGCGCAGGGCGCCCGCGGGAATCGCCCCGACAGACAACGGGGCGGAGGCGATCGGCAGCGAGAACGTCACGCCGGCCGGTGCATCCGTCTCGGTGGCGACGGACGCCAACTGGTTGCCGGTGGCCGGATCCCAGCCCACGGCGATCGGCGGAATCGCCACCGCGGTGTCGTTGGATGCCCCCTCGACCGCCGACGTGCCCTGCAACCCGCGACAGTTGCTCGGCACCGTAAGCGCGGATGAACTGCGGGACGGGTAGTACGCTGCCTCGCGCATGGCCCCGCCGGCCTGTGCGATGCGCACCATGCCGAAGTCCGGCCACGAGTTGAGCGTCATGGCCGTCCCGAGCGATCCGGCGCCTGACGCCGGCAGAAACGCGGCAGACGTGGTGAAGGGCCCGGCATAGGTCGGCAGGTAGACGCCCACGTTCTCGACCGGCGCGTCCGACTGATTGACGATAGCCAGGCAGCGGTATTCGATCAGCCCGGCCGTCCGCTCCGCGCTCGAAACGTTGTCGAACCCGACAACGTCGTTCAATGCGATCGCCGCAGTGATCGAACACTCGCCGGTCAGTATGGCCGTCGATGTTCGCTGAACGCGGATCCACTTGGTCGAGTCGGCTCCGCAGACGGTCTTGGTTTCGCCGTCAGCGATCGCAACCGCATCGCCCTCTTCGCCCCCGTCGGGGATGAACGTCAGGGACGACGCCGTCAACGACTTAAGCGTGTGCGTCCCGGGTCCGCAGGCGGCCGACACCTCGAGTATGTCGACGTTCGCGATAGGTGTCCCGATCGACAACGTCAGAAACTCGGCCGGCGTCGACGAGCGATAGTTGCCCAGCGATGCGTTCGGGTCGCTCTGTGATCCGTTGTGCGACGCCGCTCCCGTCAGAAAACACTGCAAGGCAGCCGAACCGGCAAAGGCCTCAGGCATGGTTGCGCTCCTATGTAGCTGCAATCGTCAGCGATTGCGTATCCTCGTCGTATCGCGTCAGCACATCAGGCTGCGCCGGGTGCTGCGCGGCCGCCACCTCGGTGCTTGCGGTCTCGCCCTTGTTGCCGTCGTCACCGAGCGGGAAGACCGAGACAGTCACCTGTTCCGCCGACCCAAAGGGCGGCGATACAACACGGTGTCGCTCGCCGACCGATCGGTGTTCCAGGAGTCCGACCGGTACGCCGTCCGCCTCGATCTTGTACGTCCTGCCCTCCGGCACGCCGTCCCATTCGACGGCGACTCGTGACGGTTTGGCGTAGCCGGGCGGCGCGTCGTCGTCCCGGATTTCGACGGTTACGGTATCCCCATCGCCCACACTTACGTCGTGTCGGTTGATGCTTGTTTCTGATATCAATTCCCCGTCTATGTAGACTCGGTACAGCGGATCCGGCAGGTCCGACGCAAACGAGACGCGCCACGCGTTGGCGCTCATCTTCGCAGCGTTGATCGACTGTACGGTCATCGCGTCGCCCTCAACTCGAACCGGAACGAAGCTATGATCTTAGCCGACGTGCCCGACAGACCGCCGACCGCCTTGATCACATCCTGTCGCTGGAGCGGCGTGACCGATACGACCAAGACGTCGTGCGTGTTGTCTCCGTCATGCTCCGTGACGGTTACGAGCCGCCCCACCATCCCCATCGCCTTGTCTCTGAACAGTCGGTACTGTGCATCACTGACGAGATCCACGATGCCGATACGCGTATGGACAGGCGCACGAACACCTGTCCGCCGAGCGACGAATCCGTCCGACCCCGCTCGCTCGAACGTTTCCGTCGTCTCGACCGGCGGCGCCGCCTGGTACCTGAGCGACAGAAACGAGATCGAGTTGCCCGCGTTGTCGGAGATGGTAGGCATCAGTGCAGCGGCTCCCCGGAGATTGCGGCCGTCGCGGCCTCGTCGCGCTGCTCGATTGCTCGCTCAACACCGACGGCGATTCGCTCCAAGATCGCAGTATCGCGATTCCGCTGCGGGACGTTGTCGGGAACAGGCACCCCGGAGTCTCGCCACTCCTGTAGAATACGATCGCGCTCGTCCCAGTACGCCTGACTCGTCGGGAGTCCGCCGATTGACATCTGCAACCGTGCGCGAGCGTACTCGGCACCCTCGTCACCTTCCCATCTCGCCAGCCAACCACCTACTCTCGAAAATGCACGCCGGGCGAGTCCTGCGTCGCTCTCGGCAAGATATGTATCGATGTGGTCGTCAATCGCCTCCCGGATGAGCTCCTTGCTGCCCCACTTCCCCTCGCCCGCGATCGTCTTGCGTGCCCTTGCTCGTCCCACAGCTTCCAACGCAGACAGATGCTCGTCCTGCCCCGCCAGTGCAATGGCCTCCTCGACCGGGCTGTGCGCAGTGCCGGACAACTGTACCGCTCGAGTCACGTTGGCCAGTGCCGCGTCGTACTTCTCGATGTTCTCGATCAGAATGCCCGCACCTTTGTGGGCGCGTAGATTCTCGCCGATGATCCGCTCCTGTTGCGCGAACGGCATGTCGTGAAGCATGTGCAACGATTCTGTGAGCGTTCTGCCCTTGAATCGTCGATTCTTGCGCAGCACATCTGCGAGCCGGCCGACGACAACGCCGCCGGTTTCGCCCGATTTCGTCGCACCGGCCGCCACAGCAAGCGCGGCGAGTGTCTCTTCCGCCGTGCCACCCAAATCCTTGACGGAACGCGCGGGGTCCATCACGTTGGCGGCGATGCCCTCAATGTCGAGCCGCGACGTCGTCGCTGCACTCAACATCGCGTTGACCCTGGATTCCGTTGTGCCGCCGGCAGCCTGCTCGCCGAATGCCTGCGCCATGCCGCCGGCACCCTTGATCAGCGGAATGACGTCGCGAGAGAAACGCTTATACGCTCCGGACCGCCGTATGTCGGCCTCGCTCAGACCGAGCGACGTACCCTCGAACACCATGCCATGGGCGGTGTTGAGATCAATGCCCCACGTGCCGGCAAGTTCGTTCGCCAGACTGTGGTATCCCCTAAGCGTCGACTTCCTGCCGCCGGCGATCTGCACGAGCCGCTTCAGGTTGTCTTCTCCCTCGACAATCCCCGTAGTAGCCGCCTTCCGTGCGGTCTCCAGGTCCTGAAACGCCGTGGTGATCAGCCCAACCGCGGTCGCGATGCTTGCAAGCCCCACCGCACGATCCGCAAGCCCTTCGACTGCACGACGCGCCGCCTTCCCCGCCCGTCCGATCTTCCTGAATCCGTTCTCTATCTTGGGCTGCTGCACAAGGATCTTCTGTAGCGACTGCCACAGGCGGGCTTCGTCGCCGGTCATCTCGACAGCCATGGTGTTCGACCGACCCATGCTATCGCTCCTGCGCCAACCCCCAGAGATCAACCATCGTCGGCCGGTACCCCGGATCCCGACCCGCTACCCACCGTCGGTACTGGAGCCACCGGACGGATCGCCCGCCTCCAGTTTTTTTTTGATCCAGTCGAGGTACGTCGGTCCGTCAATCAGGGCGTCGAGGATGTCGACGACGGCTTGGCCATGGAACAGACCGAGGTGGGCGACCTCGACCTTGCCCACGTGGTAGTTGGTCGCCAAAGCCGTCAGCGCGGCATCGTTCTCGCCGGCAAAATCGAGTACTGCGAAACTCTTCGTCTCGTCGTACGTCGCAGCTATGCGAGCATCCCACCACTGCTCGGCGATCGCCCACAGTTCGGCGTATCGGTCGATGACCTCGCCGACCGTCCAGTCACCGTTTTTGTCAACGCCCGTTCGCCGCGGCACGCAGACCTTGTGCCGCAACTCGCCGTCTTCCTCCACCAGTGCGCGGGCTACAGGAACGAGGTATTCGTTGCCGTCTCCAAGGGTGACGACATGGCCGTTGAGCCCTTCGCTCCGCACCAGGTCAACAGGCGTCGGCGGGTCGTCGGTCAGGTACCCCATCCACGCTTCCGACCTCGGGACCTGGTGCCACGTCTGCTTGTCGGGGTAGTACCCGAGCAGATTCGCCGGCACGTGCTCGGACGCACCCAGTATCACGCCGGAACCGCCGTCGGGCCCCTTGTGCGCAGGACGGGGTACAAGCGGTCGGCCAAGGATGTGCTCCAGGCCCGCGGAGACAACGTCCTTCGCCTTGTAGTCTCGGCCGAGCTTTGGGATGTAGTAGACGGGAGCGGACACAAATGTCTCCTATGCAAGGGCTGCGCCGGTCGCAACCGTGAACGGGTCGTTGGTGCCGTCGTAGTTGACGTCGACCACCAAACTCGTGCCCGACGAGCCGACGGCCTCGTCGATCGTCGCCATACCGGCGGCGGCGATCGTGATGTGCACCTCTTCGGCATCAGCGTGGGTTGTGTCGTGATGCTTCAACTTCCGCAGACGAATGATCGTATTCGCCTGCGAGCATGACAGGCCGCCGAGCGGAATGTTTGCCGAGCCGAACCACGTGGGGTCGACACCTTGGATTCGAATCTTCGGTCGCACCTCATTGACGGCTATTTGAGTGTCCCAGGTCTCTCCGTCCCCACTCCTGCCGTTCGCAGTCAGGCCGAATTCGATCTCGACAGACTGCATTCCGCTCAACTCCTTGCCGCCGATGATGCACGGCCCCAGCGTGAAACGCTCGGAAGCCGACAGTCCCGGCAGCGAAGCCGCGGAATCGAGTACGAGCGGATCGTTCACGCCGTCTGTGATCGCCTGCAACCTGCACGTCAGCGACGCCTCGGCCTGATGAGGAATCGACAGCGCGCCCGGCAACAGCAGTCCGTCACCGAACGTGTAGGCGCGATGCACCGAACCTGCTGCCGGTTTCCCGTTCCGCTCGATCTTCTGCTGATACAGCGTGATGCCCGTCTGCGACTCGGACACAACCGACAACCCGAGCGACGGGATCGCCGTCAACGCACGTGCGATCTCGAGCGTCGTGAACGATGCAGTCGGCTTCTGCGACATGAGCGAGAGGTGGCGAACCATCGCCTCGCCGTCCGCCGCCTGCCCCTTCACCTCGGACCCGGTCGGCACGTTCTGCTCGGTGACGCCGCCGAGCATGACGGAGGACGTCAGGTCGTCCGCGTCCAGCTTGACCGCGTAGTTTTTCCAGATGTCACTGACGCCCATATTCGTTTGCTCCTACGCTACGCGTTTGCTCACTCTTGCCTTGCTGCGCATCACCGCGGCGGCCAGATACCTCTCGCCGCGCCTGATGAGTTGCTGCCGTTCGCGCATCGATATCCGCGTCATTTCATCGCGCATATGAATCGGCGAACCACGGTAGCGGTAGTTGAGCTTGTTCGCCTTGATCGGGATACGCACGCCCTTCGAATCAGCCCGAACGATCCGCATGCGTGTCAGCGCCCGGGACTCGCCGGTCAACACGAGCGGCCGCGTATGCCCGCGTTGCCTGAGCTTTCGGCCCGTGTAGGTTCGGTAGAACTTGCCCTTGGGGTGCGGTCGGCCGCGCTCGCCCTGTCGCGGCGTGTAGCCGTACTCCCGCGCACCCGGGTTCGTGAAGTGCTTCGGCCGCATCTTCCGATGCCAGTAGATGCCGAGTTCCCGCCACACCCCGCGCATGCACTTCGCCATTTCCCGCTTGTTGGGCTTGAGCAGCACAGCCGCCGAACCGGTCAGGTGGATATCCATGCGGATCATGACGTCCCCCATTGAATCGTGACAGGCAGCGTAATGATGTGGCCGATCGTCTCGCCCTCATCTTCGGTCGTGCGCGTGAATTCCGACGCACCGCCGAACTGCACGTTCACGTTGTGCAGTGAGCCCTGCTCGTTGAGCTGCTCCGGCAATTGGCCCAGCAGAGCCTGCATGTCGCCCAAGGCGGCCCCGGTGTTGCGCACCTGATCCGGCGGAATGGTCTGCTCGAACGCGAAACGCACGGTGAACGATCCGCTCAGCGTGCCGGTCGCCGGCGTCGATATGTCGACATGCTCCGTGGTGTAGATCGCATACGGGAGCAACGCCGCCAGTTCGTCTTTGGTGTACGCCACGTCATCGGCGGACTGCGGCAGTTCCCCCCGGTACATCTTGGCCAAACCGGCCTCGGTCGTCCCGACACCTGCCCACGTGCGGAAGGCCGGGCAATCGGCAATCGCCGTCGTGACCGCCTCCTCCGCCTGATTGATGATGCCGGTCGCCATCTACTGCCTCTGCCTGCGCGTGATCGCGCGATTCCGTACGACGTTCATGACCACCAGGCCGCCGGGCGCCTTGGCTACCGTTTCCACGCTCCAGACCTCGCCGTCGATCTCGACCGTCGCGTCCGATCGCGGCTCGGTTACGACGTCCGTCTTGATCGTCACCTCTCGTGTCGTGCGGATCGTGGCCTCGTCCATCTCGTACGACTGCTCACGCCCGACGATCGCCTGGACGGCCACGCCGGTCCCGCCGCGCGGGACGTAGGACATCTCCCGAGCACACTGCTCAAAGAGCGTCGGGACGCCCATGTCGGCCATCATGGCGTCAAATGCGCTCACGACTTGTCCACGCCGGCCAGGTCGCAACGGACGGCGTCGACCAGGTAGTTCAACGACACGTTGTCCTCGAGGTGGACAACGCCCAACAGAGCGCCGCGCCGGATGGCACGATCCCCGATCTTCAAGTCTCGCCGCGCGATGACACGGACACCCGCCGATTCCGTGGGTTCAACGGTCTCTGCGGGCTGTTCCGGTTTCGTCTCTTTGTTCTTGGCCTTCGCCATGACAATCTCCTTTGAGCCGATGCGGGTGGGGTCGCCACGGAGGCGGCCGAGGCGAACCCCACCGCAAACGGCATTGTTCTTACGCCGTGATGTTGCTCAGCAGGTGAGCTGACTCGACGTGCAGGACTTTCTCCTGCACCTCATGCCGTGCCCGAATGATCTCGGACCGAACCTTCTCCTCTCGATAGCTCTCGACGATCGCGTCGACGTCGGATCCATCGCCGCCCCAGTGGAACGTCCGACCGACACAGGGCTCTTGCACGTCGTCGGTCTGTGCCACCGTCGCGACCATCGCGTACTCACTGCTCCACAGTTGAGCGATGGCCGGCGTCGCACCCTCCTGGGCCGTGTTCTGTGCACCGCCGGCGACGATGACGTCGTCAACATCCAGCACCTCGGCGAGCAATGCCGTGGTGATGTCCCGCGGCTTGGCCGCACTGCCGGCGCCGGACGCCGTGACGCTGTCGATCACTTGGGCACAACGCCGGAGGTTCTGGAAAACGTACCGATTGATGATCAACGCGTTGGGCCAAAGCCCGCACGCCTCGTACGTCTTGCGACGTGCCGCCAACACATCGTCGACCGGTGTCGCGGCAGCCTTATTGCTCCATTCGGTTCCGACGGCCGTAGTCAATCCGGAACCGTTCCAAGTGGTTTCATTGAACAACAGATCCGCAGCCCGCATTTCAGCGTTACGCAGAACGAAGTCCACCGCTCTCGCCGTTGCGAACACCTCGGCCTTGAAGTAGTTCCTGTACATCCTCCGCTCACGATCGTCGACGGGCTCCTCCCACCCGTGTTCCTCCGTGGCGTAGCTCCCGGTCTTCCACTTCCAGTTCCCGCGAGCATACGTGCCCGCCACGGCCCGAATGGTGTCCTTGTGCTGCAGGAGTTCCTCGAGCGGAATGATCCCGAACGTCCCCGACTGACTCGCCACGTCAAGGACGGGCAAAACGCGATGCGCAATGCAGTTCTTTCTGTCCCCTGCGAGGTCGAACTCAACCAGGCTCGCGAGGTCCGGCCGTAGCGTGGCCGGTGTGTCTGTAGGGTGCGGCATGTTGTGATGCTCCTATTTTGGTTGCATCTCACGGTGGCCGCCTCCACAGAATGAGTTGTTCAGTTGTCTAGTCGAAGAGAACCTCGATCAGTTCGTCGATCGCCGTCGTAGCCGACATCGCAATGCCGACACGGTTGGCGCCTGAGGCCACGTCATTCACTCGGCCCGTATTCGCTGTGTACACAATAGCGCCCTTGGCAATGGCGCCGCCCGCGATACAGAGGTGTGTTCCCTCTGCATTGTGCAGCCGGACAGCGACGTACTCATCCGCCGCCGCCGTGGGTCGTTCCAGCGTTCCGAGGAAATCGTTGTCCCCGATGGCGCAGTTGGCCAACTTTCCGGCCGAAAAGCGCACGAGCGCGTGTTCATTGAGTTTGGCCCCCGCCTGAAGCGTTATGGTCGGGCCTTGTGTAACTTGCGTCATCGCATATGACTCCTGTGTGTTGTCTGATCCGTACTTTGCCCGCTACACGTTGACCGCGTCGACCAACGCCTGACGCAGCTCAGGATGCTTCATGCCGGCGGCGATGACCGCCTTCATCCGGCTCTTGCCGCTCTCCATCTCCGTCTTGACCGCTGCATCCCATTCCGCCTGCGGATCGGCGAAGGTCTCGGTCTTCGCGCTCCCGCCGTTGCCCAGCGGCTCGACACCGGGTGCCTCAGCTTTGGCCTTCGCCTCCGCCGCCTCGGCCTTCACCGCCTCGATGCGCTTGTTCTGCTCGGCCATCCACGCGATTTGCGCCTGAGCGACCGTCGCGTCCTGCTTGAGCTGAGCGACCAGAAAGTCATTGTCCGCACCGGGACATGCCGCCTGAATCTCCGCCAACGTCGCAGCAACCGGACCCGCCGGAGCCGGCGCCTCTTGAACCTGTGTCGTTTCTGTCATTGCCTTTGTACTCCGTGGGTTGTCCCCGGTGTTGCCGAACGCCTGCAACGCCGCAAGCGTCTGGTCGAATGTCTGTATCCCGTCGATCAGGCCGTGAACCATCGCCTCCGGCGCCAAGAAGATCTGAGCGTCGGATACGGCTTCCCATGCCTTGGCCGACATGCCGCGACCGCGCCTGACCGCCGCCTCGAAGTCCTCGAAATATCCATCCACGAGGCCCTGGAAGTAGTCTCGCTGCGAGTCGGTGATCTTCGTCCCCATCGCGCCGGCGGATTTGAATTCGCCCGTGTTGATCGGGACGGCTTCGATACCCTCCGACTCAAACTGCTTCGAGAAGTCGTAGAGCATCATTTGCACACCGATCGATCCGATCACGTCCATCCGTCCGGCGAAGATCTTCGTGCATTGACTCGCCACGTGGTACGCAGCCGATGCGGCGATCCCCTCGACCTGAGCGTGAACCGGCTTGGTGACCGCGGCCGCTCGGACGGCGTCTGCCAGCTCCGCGACACCCGATACCGAGCCGCCGGGCGAGTCGATCCGCAGCAGGATCGCATTGACGCGAGGATCGGCAGCCGCCTGCGAGACGGCGGCCTCGACGTCCATCGTGCCCGCACCGCCGAAGTACCGAGTCCAGAACGACGCATGCCGCGTCATGATGCCGGTGATCGGGATGACAGCGACGCCGCCCTGCATGTCTACGAGGTCATCCGCAGCAGTGCTTCCCTTCGCACGAACCGCAGCCTCAGGCAACGCCAACATGGCGTGGGCCCTTGCATACCGCATCTGTTCGACCGCCCAGATCGGATCAAGCGGCGCGCTGTTTGTCGGTGTCTTCGCCATCGTCTCCCTCATTCGCCGGAGCAGTCGTAGCCGGTACCTTGTTGATCAGTTCGCGCCAATCGAGCCGAGCCTCGGGATTTGTCTTGTTGATATCTGCCGCCTCGGCGATCGCGGACCTGGCAGCCACACCCTGGTCGCGGACAATCTCCTCAACCACTTCCGCCCAGTCGGCGCCGCGCTCGCCGTGAAGTCTCGACGGGCTCGTCAAGTTTTCACCAAGCCGGAGCGCATCCGTCTTGGCGTCCTTCTCCGGGTCGACGTACGGCCAAAGCGGCGGCCGCCAAACGACGGATTGTGCGTTCTCGCCAACGGCCTCGAGTCGGCTGCGCAACGCCGGATCGTGCGAGGTTTCCTGACGCACCCACCACCGCCACGCCGGACGGTGGAATCGCCGGATCATCTGATCCTGCAACTGCCGAAACCCAAGCCGAGCTTGGTCGACCGCCCCGCGATAGCCGGAATAGGTCGTGTCACTCACATCCATGAACGCAATGATGAACGGCAGCCCCAAATTCACCGAGACCATCGTCCACATCATCTGAACATGCTTGAAGAACTCGTCGTTGGGCACATTCGGCGAGAAGCCGTGGAGCTTCTCGCCCGGTGCCCCAAGAACCTCAAGACCCGGTGCGATGCCTTCGATGATGCGCGTCGAGCCGTCGTACTGCGTCTCAACCGTCCGCGGCCCCGTCTGCAAATCGCCACCGCCGCGGAAGGTCGGTTCCCGTTCGCGGAAAACAGCGAAACACGAGACGATCTGCGACTGAACCAACTTGGCGAAGTTGATGTCCTCGAACATACCCAACAGGTCGAAGATCGGCGCCAGTGCCGTTACGCCTCGGGACTGACTGATTCGCTTGGGCTTGTATACATGGAAGATCTGACGCTCTCCGCCGGCGTCCCGTGTCGGATACGGCTTGGTGTCGGAGACGCGAACCAGTGGTCTGAGCGGATCGATGTCTTCCGCCGTCAGCCAATACTCCAGACGCCGACGGTTGGCGTTCATCAGGATCCCATGGACGACGTTGCGCTTGGTATTTCGCGGCGTCCGCAACCGATGCCCCTCGACCAGCTCCAAAGCACCGCACTTGGAAGCCAACGCCACCACGTCGCCGTCAACCAAGACATGCCGCAGAACCAGCGATTCCATCTCCGGAAAGGTCAGCTCACCGGCCACATCGCACCGATCCGCGTCGTTCGCCCAGGCCGTCCATCGTTTGGCCAACTCAGCGTCGAGTTCCGGATCCCCTGTCTGCGGATCCGGCCGGAAACCGCCCTGCATGATATTGATGACGGCTCGGTCGATCAGAGCGCCGACGATCACGTCGTTGCGATCCATGTCGCGCGCCAGCTCGATCAGCTTGAGGTAGTCGCCCTCGTTGCGGTAGTGGTAGTCTGCCCCGCCGCCCAGCGGCGCCAGGCCCGTGCGCCGACGCCGGAACCGCGAGTCCTTCGTGGCCGCATAGTCGGCACGGAGATCGTCAAACCGTTCAGCGAGCGTCTCAGGGTTGTTCCGTCGCCCGGCCATCAGTCGCGGAACCCCCGAAATGAAGCGTACTTGGCCCCGCCGGCCGTACCGCCGCCGACCGCCGACCACTGCTGAGCGGCCTCGAGCTCCTTGGCAATCAGGCTCAGATCAAGCTCGATCTCCGCCCCGCCGTGCGACACGCGCCGCGGCTTGCGAAGCAAGAGCAACCGGCAAGCCGTGACGAATCCGCGAGCCTTCTCTGCGGATCCGTCCTCGGCGTACGACGCGTTGTCCGCGTAGGCCGCGACGATCTCTTCGAGCGTTGATGTAGATCCGAGCGTTGCCATGACCCGAGTTTGAGCAACGCCGGATCAGGCGTCTCGAAAAATACCGAAATACCGAAATACCATTCCGGCGAAATACCGAAATACCAAAATACCATTTCGGCGAAATACCAAAATACCGCGGCTACTCTGTTGCCGCTGCCACGGCCTCAAGGAGCCACTTGACCGCATCTGCGTTGGTCTGCACGTGGCGCCCGCCCGTCAGCGTCGCCCCGCGAGCGTCCAAGCCGTCCCGCAGCGCTCGAAGCGTCAAACCGTGAGCCTGGGCCAGCTGCACATTGAGATGCCGCTGGATGTACTGATGCCCCATCGGTGCGCCGAGCGGCACGACAATCGTCCTCGTCTCTTCCTTTTTTGCCATATGTCACCTCTGTGTGATCAAGAACGGACGGCCGTCCGGCATCCGTATGCCGCCGCCCGTCTCGCGTTGTGGTTCCGGTCTCGGCGGACGCGGCAACTCCGGCTGCAAGTAGAAGGCCCCGGAGAAGTCGGCCAGCGCCACGGCGTACACCTCGCAGTCCAAGTAGTGATTCGCTGCCCCTACGTGCTTCAAATCCCACACCGCCGCCATACGCTTGCTGCGGTTGACGGTCACGAGCTTCATCACGTGATGCTCGCTGCAGAATTGCTCGCAGTAGTCGTCCGTGGCGTCCCGATGCAGAGCCCAATACTCCGGATCCCCCGGTGCGGCGCGAGCGTGCCGGTAGACGGTCTCCTTGTACTGGTCCGTGTTGACGTGGTGCAGCAGGAGCGAGTACTTGTCCAGCGTGCCGTCAGGCATGTAATCGATCCGTGAAGGCTGCACCCCGTGCGACTTGCCGCCGCCTTTGACGGCATAGGCGCCGGGCTGGTGGGCACGAACGAAGGCATACACCTCCTGCGTGCGGTAGCCGCTGTCTACAGCCATGCGGGAAACATGCAGAATGTCGCCGTTCAAGCGCCGGTACGGCTTCATGACGATCTTGTAGACGTCCTCCAGCGTGCCCGTCACGCCCTCATGGATCAGCCAAGACTTCTTGTCGTAGCCCCATCCCCGGATGACGTAGTAGCAGCAAGTCGCCTGGACATCGACGCCGGCGTACATGACAAGACACTCGTCGGGCACGACACCGCGAGGCAGTGCCCCAAGACGCTTCTCCCGGTACAATTCGATGTCAACATCCTCGCTGGTCTCCTTAAACGTCTCCCCCAACCAGGAGTTGGTGAATACCCGCAGCTTCTCCCGATCATGCCCCGCACGCAGGAACGCCGCCGCAATCTCCGAGAACGTTCGCCATGGGCTGTAGGCACTCCAGATGTGGAAACCGACGCGCCGCGTTACCGGCGGTTCGCCGTCGAGTTTCGGCCGCCATTGCTCACGCCCGACGCCGGCCGCCTGCTTCACAATCGCCGCGTCATCGACCGGCAGTCTCTCGGCAACCGTCTGCGCTTCAGGCACCCACACCCCACGCGCGACCATCCATAGCCGATCGATGTCGAAGATCTCCTGCTCGCAGTGAGCACACGCGTACCACGCCAACTTACCTGCCTCGATCCGTTCCGGATCACGCACGTCCTCCGGGATCTTGATCCGCGAGAACGTCAGGTCCTGATACCCACCGCAGTGGGGACATGGAACGTGGTACCGCCGCCGGTCGCTCGCCTCCCACTCCTTCCAGGCCGCGGCATCCGGGTGCGTCGGCGTCGTGGCCGACATTACCTTCCCCCGATACCCGTACGTCGTCACACGCTCGGCCGCGACGGACAGGTGGTTGCCCAGCGAACCGGCCTCGCTCTCGCAGTTGTCCAACTCGTCAAAGAACACATGCCGGCAGGTTCTCCGGATCATCGTGCGCGGCGCCGCTGCCCAAGCCATCCAAATCGTTCGCCCACCTCGGAGGTACAGAGCTCTCGCCGTCGCAAATCCGTCGCGAACAATGTGCTTGGCGGCCTCCGGGCACGACTCGATCATCTTCTTCAGCCGCCCGGTCGCTTCATCTTTGGCGTCTTGCTCGGTCGGCAACACGTACAGCGACGGACCCGGGGCCCCGGCGATGGCGTACAACAGACAGTTGTTCATCGCTTCGGAACCGCCGACACGGGCACTCTTGACGAACGTGATCCGAGACACGCTCGGGTCGCAGAATGCGTCCATCACCCCCCGAATATACGGTGTACGCGCCGATCGATACCGCCCCGGCTCCGAAGCGTCGTCGTCAATGATCCGATGCTTGTCGGCCCACTCGGTAACGGTGAGTACCGGGGCCGGGGCAAAGCAATGCGCCAGCCCCGCAAGGCACGACTTGTCCGGTCGCCTACGTGCCATCAGACTTCCGGGGCCGACCGGGGCCGCGCCTTCTAATCTTCGTCTTTGCGGCCAATAGGGCGTCCTGGCGCAGGCACTCCGCTCTCACGATCGCTCGGTGCTGCTCGCATCGGTCACGCAAATACTCCTCCTCTTCGGCCGGGTCCATGCCGGCCGTCGCCATCGGTACGCCGGCACATACGGCCTCGAGCGTACGATTGAGTATCTCGCACAGGTCGTCACGTTCCCGGTCGCGGATCTCCCGTGAGACGTACTTGCTCCGCTCAACCTCATTGGCGTGCTCGAGCTTGGAGGCTTGCGCAATCCTGAGCCGCCGGTTGGCCTCGGCCAACGTGCAGTCGTCGTCGATCGCAACCGGCCCGCGCTTGAGCGTTTCACGCCGCCATTCCAGCACCTGGGCGAGGTCAAACTTGGCGCGCCCGAACGGCCAATCCGCACGCTTGATGTACTGGGCAACCGTCTGCCGACTCACCCCCAAAGCGGCCGCCAAGGCCGTCTGCGTGGGGATAATCTCCGTCGCATCACGTTTGGCGGAACGTCGTTTTGGCTTCTTGCCGGCCACGGATTGTCTGTAAATGCGACGTTTTGGGTAATATTAACCAAAGTGCGGGCGAAAGA